GTAGTCTACAGGATAGACCCCCCCAGTCTACGTCATGGACCCCCCTAGTCTATGTGGTAGACCCCCCTAGTCTACAGGATAGACCCAATGATACTAATTATAATACTATCTATGATCCTAATTATGTTATAGGGGCTACCGCCCCTATAACCCCCTCGACCGCTCCTGAGAAACGAAAACGAAAACAAAAAGCGATCAACGCCCCGTTCCCTACCCCCGAAGGATGGGAGGAGCTCCGCCCTACCCTTACGGCATGGATCAATTCCAAGGCTCCGAGCGCAACGGATGCAGCCATCGCCCGATGGCTCTCCGACAAGATCGAAGAAATGGAGTCATCGGTCCTAGCCAAGCCGGGCAAGTATGCGTACAGCGACTGGGGGGCCGCTTTCAAGAACTGGTACCGGAAAGACTTAGGCGGTATAGCCGGAGCGGGCAAGGGAGATGCTGAGGACAAGCTTCACACGACGGCTGTTCTGATCGCTCAAAAAGCTCGACTCCAACAGCTCGGGGATCTGTATAGGCGGCTAGAGGCCAAGGGTAGCAAGGTTCTTGGCGTCCTTCATGTGATGGGCGGCGTCACATCAATTCAGGATCAGCTAATCAACGCCCCTGCGCCTGTTATCGATCGATGGGTCGAATCCTTCAAGAAAGTCTACCGAACACAAGAGCAAGGGGGGCAGTCATGAACGCGGCAGTAATGAGCAAGGAAGAACTTGGGATCGTCGCGGGGCTGCTATTCAACCCGGATCTTGCCCTCAAGCTAATTGACCAGCACGGCATCACGGGGGACGACTTTGGGTCACTAACGCTTCGGGATATTTTCCGGGCAATCATCACCCTACCCCCAGAGATCCTCCTACAAGGTGAGGTGCGGGACGTATTCGAGGTAATTCCGGACCAGGCGATCGCAGAGATGGGCGGGCACGAGGCACTATTCAACGCCCTCGATAACAACCGCCTCATGCTCATGCTCTATAACGCAGCCGAGAGCATCCGAGCAAAGACCGAGCGCAGGAGGCTCTCTGAGGCCGCACAGGCGGCATTGATGGAGCTATCTCAGGGGCAGGATGTCTCTAAGGTTCGGGAGACTCTGAGGCCCTTTGTGGCGGGCTCAGGGGCCGTCAACAGCAGGGCGATGGATCTGGGGGCGTGGGTTGCACGGGTAGTCGACGAAGAGGATCGGGGAGTGGAGCGACTTGGAATTACTACCGGGGTGTTCGAGCTGGACGGGTTCACGGGGCGATTCAGAGGCGGTGAGGTGTGGATCGTGGCTGCAAGGCCGGGGGCAGGCAAGACCAGCCTTGCCTGCCAAGTGGTGCTGTCGACTGCCCTCAGCGGGGTGCGGGTGGCGTTCTTCAGTGCGGAGATGACGGGGGAGGCGCTTGCTCGGCGGTGGATGTCTAGTGTCATGGGTACGAGGACGGGAACACCCGGGCAGGTACTGGACGCACAGGAGACGCTGGCTCGACTCCCAGTGCGCCTAGAAGAGGTGGGAGCTCGAACCGTGGCCGATGTGGGCGTGGCGGTGCGCCGAGAGGCGGCGCTTGGGACCAAGCTGGTAGTCGTGGATTACCTACAGCTTCTGGACGCTGGTCTTGGCCCAAGAGCGTCAAGCTACGAGCGAGTTACGGCGGTATCAAAAGCTCTTCGAGAGATGGCAATCGAGAACCGCCTTTGCATCCTCGCACTCGCCCAGTTGAACCGAGGACACGACGGAACCATCGCAGCAGAACCTCAGCTCTCTAACCTCAGAGACTCGGGGCAGATCGAACAAGACGCCGAGCTGGTGTTCCTCCTGCACAGGCACAAGGAGGATTCGTCGGGCGACATGAAGTGTATCGTTGCGAAGAACCGAGAGGGGCCGACCGGAGAGGTGATGCTAGTGTTCGACTGGGAGTTAAACCGCTTTCGAGGCGGCGTGAGAAAGGAAGACCGAGGGGCCGAGGCAGCTTGGCAATCGGTAGAAGGTCAATTGTTTTAACCGCCCAATAATGGGCAAAAAAGGAGGAAGAAATGAAGCTGATTAATTCGGTAAAAATACAGGGCATCGTAGAGCATGTAGAGCAGAAGTATCGAAGCGAAAAGGTAATTATCAACGAAGTGCGCTTGGTCGTGGGACGAACCCAGGAGGCGGACTTCTACAGCGTCGTAACAATGTTCGGAAACGCTGTAGAACAGGATGGCTTCGGTGTAGGCGCTTGGGTGCAGGTGACAGGGTATTTGACGGCAAAGGAAGGGAAAGACGGGCGGTGGTTCTGCAACGCGATGGCAAGCAAGGTGACTGTTGTAGTAGCGGCTCCGGTAACTCACGAGAAACCAGCGGAGGCCGTGTTTGAGGACGATGACATACCTTTTTAGGAGACTTGAGCATGAACGAGGGTGGCATACCAGACGTCTGTACCCGAGTGCGGTTTGCTCGGGATGTGGCAGAGGCGATGAGGGAGTGTGAGCGAGCGGAAAGGGAAGAGCAGGAGGTGCTCGAACGGTTAAAGCGGGAAGGGAAGAGCGGTATTCTAGAGTTGAAGTTGAAGCGGTGCGAGTTGTTCAAAAAGAGCTGTTACAGAGAGCTGGCAGAGGCCGAACTGAAGTATAACCGACTAGTTAAATAGAGAGAATAGACATGGGCAAGCATGTGAACGGTAAAGAGCTAAAAGACATTCGAACAGAGTTAAGAAACGGCGAAATGTGGCGGGTAATGGTGTTTACCGACGGCACTATCGACGAGAAGAAGGTTGGTGAGGCGCAGATAAAGCGGATGATTGATGCCATCAAGAGCACACCAGAATTGACGGTAGTACAGGGAGGGAAACGCAATGCTCAGAGCGGAAAAGGGGCAGCGGATGCGCTTGGGTTCATCGTATTGGCGTTCATCTTCGCAATGATGGCGATGGGGCTGAGTAGTTGGATTCCTGACGATGACGACAGGTGCACGGGGCCGAATTGGCACAAGTACTCCGACTGTTATTGAGACTGAAAAAAGTTTCATTCGGGGTAAAAAAGTTACCCCGAATGTTAGGTCTTAACCCTTTCGAGTGAGATAATATGAGCAAGAATAGCCAAGAGATTTACGACGGGTTCGACCCCGTTTCGCCCGAGCGAAACATGTTGGCGGGTAGTGTGATGAGGCTGAAAAAGGACCTCGAACACGACGACGAAACTATTAGAGCAGTAGCTTTTCAAGATGTGAAAAACCCAGACCCTGAATGGCTTCGAGCCCTTGAGATGGCGGATCTAGATGGGCCATTTAGAGCTCTGCAAAAAAGATCGATGACTATAAAGTGACTGACAGAATTGATCAAGAGGAAGAGCGCCACAGCGTGCCTGAGTGCGCGTTGTGGCTGGCTGTCGTGCTGAGGTTGCACAGGGACCTTGCCCTCAATGTAGACGGCGCTAGGGAGGCCGCATACTACGACATGAGGCGAGACCATCGGTACATAAAGTACATTGTTTTTGATATGTGCGGTCTCGATGACGGGCAAGCGGAAAAGGTCTGGTGCGAATTGATCGAACTGGCGTCTCAATACGATGACGAGTACAGCCACAGCGTAGATTGGAGTTTGATGGACTCACGCCTCTGGCGGTATTTACACCAGAAGATCTGTGCGGTGCATAACTACTATATGCACCTTGAGCAGCCGTCGAATCGGACCAGTCTTTGGATAACCGCCTACCAGCGATTCGGAATGAAGAGGGGGGAGGTAAACCGTTACATGCAGGAGCGCAAGAAGCGGGGACTCTCTCCCCTCCCCCGCCGACCAGATGACTCATGCGGTGGAGTTAGGCCCTCCCCGTGGCTTTATTACAGCCCCCTGAGAGGGGAGGGGAGTGGTCAGAGGAGGACAAAGCGATGGAAGGTCAACTAGTTATAATTTTGTGGGCTGGAGTTGTGCTTTTTACACTACTGTTATTCGAGGGGGGGGCAAATGGAGAGTAACGTCGTAATAGCCGTCCTCTCGATGAGCTGTGCCGGGCTGTTTTGGTGGGGCCGCAGCGCTCGAAAGGAGCTTGCAGGGGACTGCATCAACTACTCAATCGTGAGCGAGAGACAGCTTGAAATGCACCAGCAGATGACGCTTTCCTTGGCGGAAAGGGTGCACTTGGATCCGGCAATTAGGGATGCGCTACGGCACCAGGTACGGGTGCTAAAAAGTATTGGAGTGGCTCAGGAAGGCGTAATTGACGTGTCACCCTCTCGGGTCGAATTGGAGGCTTATGGCCCCCGGGCGGATGGCGGAAAGCCGTTGCTTGAGCGGAAGAAAATTGACTTGGATGAGTGGAATCGACAACGCGGCTATCGAGTGGCGAGCGTGGGGTTCGTCGAACCCGATGCTGAGATGGGAGGGTGAGAAATGACGAACAATGAAATTGAAGGGGGCTATGAATGGCATCAAGACTGAATACGATTAACCCCAACGAGCACCAGATCCAATCAGCCGTAATCGATTGGTGCGCCCTACAAGGCATCCCGGTTTTCGCCATCCCGAACGGTGGTCATCGTCATGTCGCGGTGGCTCGAAAGCTGCAACGGGAAGGGGTGAAGCCAGGGGTACCGGACCTCATGATCCCCATGATGCGGGGGCGCTATGGCGGGATGTTTTTGGAGTTGAAGTCGAAAGGGGGTACACTTAGGGACGTACAGAAGTGGTGGCTCAATACACTGGCATACGAGGGGTATTGGTGTGCGGTGGCGTTTGGAGTGGATGAGGCTATCGAGGCTATAAAGACGTATGTGGAGGATGGGGATTGGGGATGAGCGACGATAAAAGAGACGATAACCAGCTTTACAGGTGCCCTCAGACGGGCAAGGTTAAAAAGTGGAAGGATTGGGTCGATGACTACATTGAGTTTAGCATGGCTTGCGGCGGCACCCCGCCCTGGCAGGAGGCTTTGGCCGATCTAGTTCCGTACGAGCCCGACGGCGGCGTCACTTACGATCCTGCGCGGCATCCGATGAGAGTGGCGATGAAGAAAGGAGGAACGAGTGATGGGTGACACAATTAAGCAGGTACACTGGCAGTGCCAGAGCCCTGTACTGGGCGGATGGTTCAAGGCACCGATGGTGAGTCCGTGCGGAGTCCACGAAATAACCGAGCCGCTTGTTTACGATGTGCGGCTGAAGTGGAAGCCGGATTCCACTGGGTACGGGCGGGTTCGGCGGAAGCTGATGCGGCGAGAGATGGAGGAGATGAGAGATGAGTGAGGAGAAAAAAGACCCCTGGGCAAGACAAGCAGAGCTCCCAGGCGCGGTCTGGCGAGCCTGGGCAGACTACAAAGACGCATTAGACAACAAAAGACAATAACCCTCTTGTGTCCAAAGCTCCCCTATGTTACATTATAATGGAAAGAGGTGCGCGATCTTGTTTTCCTTCTTTTCTCCTTTTTAAGCTCGGCCGAAATGCCGGGCTTTTTTTATTGGTGCACTATGCCGAGATTCCACAGCGTAGAATCAGCCTGTACCTATCTCCTTTTTAATGCCCCTACTCGCTTGAAAACCGTACAATTGGAGCACGACCAAAAAACACCTGATCGCGTGGGCATCTTCGTGGGCGATGAGATAGTCGCAGAAGGCCCAGCGGCATTGTATTCGGCGCTCAAAGCTCGAATCGAGGACGCGCTTGAGGGGTATCGCAGAGGTTCCGAGCGGGACCGCACGAAAGCGCTTGTATTCCAACACTACTACCTTACCCCGAGATGGGAACAGGCTCACATCGATGAGGTGGCTTTAAGGGTGGGGACATCCAGTCGCACGATTAGGCGGTGGTTGGCTGAGGTGCGGGAGGATGTTGAGAGGGCTTTGCTTGCGTTGGGAGTATTAGAGCACGAGCGCGACTAGACTAAACCAGAGCGGGCCTAGACGGTCTCCGCGAGGGGTTTTTTGTGACTATAAAAAAGAAGAAGACAATACCGCAAAAAGGGGGGCGGCCTCCCGTCGAAATCGACGAAGCAAAGAAAAGACTCATAAGGGGGCTTTTGTCGCATGGGGAAACCCCTGCAAGAGTGGCTGAAATGGTAGGGGTTTCAGAGCCTACCCTGCGAAAATACTGCGCCGACGACATCGAAAGCGCATTCAGCCACACATATAACAGAATCGCTATGAACCTGGCCCAGCGCGCCATGAGCGACAGCAAGGACGCAGTGCCAGCCGCCATATTTTGGCTGAAAACTCGCGCTAGATGGCGCGAAACGGGTGATGAACAGAAGACGCAGCCAATAGTTTATTCATTCTCCGCGCCGCTCATTGAGGGCGAAAGCGTAGAGCAGTGGCTTGAAAAGCGAAGGGCCGAGCGTGAGCAGTGAGCTACGTACCGCACGCTGGCCCTCAATACGATCTACTCACAGCAAGGGCGATCCCCGAGGTGTTGTTCGGAGGAGCCCGAGGCGGCGGTAAGACAGCCGCGCTACTAGGCGACTTCCTGCAGGATGTCGACCGCTACAAAGAGCACTGGTCTGGTGTGTTGTTTCGTCGTACCTACCCAGAACTAGAGGAGGTGATCCGGCAAAGTCATAAGTTCTACCCCCAGACTGGTGCTATTTTTAAGGCTGGAACGAAAACGTGGCACTGGCCTAACGGCGCACGGCTAAAACTCAGGGCGCTAGAGCGGAAGCAGGACGCCTCGAAATACCAAGGCCACGAGTATGCTTTCATCGGATGGGACGAGATAACGAACTGGCCTACAGCGGACGCATACCAGGAGATTATCGCCTGCCTGAGAAGTTCGGGCGCTCAAATGCTTGCGCGAATACGGGCATCAGGTAATCCAGGCGGAGCGGGCCACCAGTGGGTTAAGGATAGGTGGGGGATAGGAGAGCACAAGAAGGGCTATCGCCTCATCAGAGATGAAGAGACGGGCCTACACAAGTGCTACATACCTTCTCGGACCACAGATAACCCATCGCTCATCCTCAACTCTCCAAACTACGTCCGACAGTTAAAAGCGGTAGGCTCAAAGGAGCTTGTGCGGGCGTGGCTTAAGGGCGATTGGGACATCGTGCTCGGGGCCTACTTCGATGAGTGGAGCGAGTCGATCCACGTCATTGACGATATCGACATATTCGACCTCCCCCGAGGGTGGAAGATCTATAGGGCCTACGACCACGGGAGTTATCACCCGTTCTGTGTGCTCTGGCATACGTACGCCGGGCAGGGAATGAAGGGCGTCAAGCCTGGCACTCTCCTCTTCCTGCGGGAATGGTGGGGAGGAGATGCGAGCGGCAAGGGCTTGAAGCTGAGCGTTGCCGACATCGCCGAAGGAATACGAGAACGGGAGGCCGGGTTTGGGCGCAAGGTCGATGCAGGGCCAGCGGATAATCAGATCTTCGAGGAAGACGGCGGTATGCCGCTTTCTGAGATTATGGCAGCAAGAGGAGTCTATTGGACTCGCTCGGATAAGCGCCGAATTACCGGGTGGAACCAGGTCCGCTATAGGCTGCAAGCTAACCTGATTAAGTTCTGCAAGTCGTGCACGTATACTCGGTTAACGATGCCAGCACTACAGCACGACGATGTGAAGCAAGAAGATGTGGACACTACAGGCAACGACCACGCTGCAGATGTGGTCCGATACGCTTGCATGGCTTGGCCCGTCGATGTGCAGCAAGAAATTACAAAAGAACCAATGCGAGGACCGCAGACATACTCCGAGCTAATTGAAGCTTAGCCTGACGGCAGGCTCGGCAGTAGGCAAAAGCGGGCCAGACAAAGGCAAGCAAACAGAACTAGTTATCATGAACTACGAACAACCACAAATGAGGATGGCACTTTGATCGAAGACAGAGAAACCGCAGAACTGCCATTACACGCTGAGATCCGGCGATGGAAGCGGGCGCGAGAGGAGTATTTTGAAACAGCAAGATGGGCTGAAAAGCTCTATTCTGCTGACCACAAAGACGAGCGGACGGGTGGCGCGAAGCTCAACCTTTTCTGGAGTATTGTCAACACCCTCAAACCTGCGCTCTATGCACAGCCACCTCGGGCGATGGTGTCCCGTCGCTACCAGAACCGCAACATAACCGCCCACATCGCGGCACAGCTACTGGAGCGGTGCACCGTCTACCAGGTCGAGCAGAACGGCTACGATAGCGCAGTTAGTCGGAGCATTGACGATTATCTGGTTGCTGGCCAGGGGTGCGTCTGGGTTCGGTATGAACCTGTTTTCGAGAGCGAGGTTAGCCGGGTGCCTGTTTTTGAGCAGCCACAAGGCCCGATGGAGGGCCCAGATGAGCCAATGGAGCAACCCGTATACGTGACCCAGGACGGGCAGCCCGTAGACCCTCAGCAGGTTAAGCGGGACGACATGCAGCCCGTAGACCCTCAGCAGGTTAAGCGGGACGACATGGGCTACTACATCGACGGTGAGCCCGTTGAGACGCTCCAAGATGAGCGGGTAGTGGTGGATTATATTCATTGGTCCGACCTTCTATTCGAGCCCGCTAGAACGTGGGCAGAGGTGCGGAAAGTGGCCCGTAAGACCCACATTACGAAGCGTGAGTTTCAGGAGAAGTTTGGAACCGATGTCTACAATTCTTTTATCTACTCGCAGGAAAAAGCGGAAACCGAAATCGAAAAAGAAGTAAAGCGCGGGCGAATCTGCGTTTACGAGGTGTGGGACAAGGACGCAGGTAAGGTGACGTGGATCGCTGAGGGGTACAATGAGATACTCAAGGAGAGTGAGCCGTACCTAGAGTTTGACGGGTTCTTCCCCTGCCCCGAGCCGTTATTCTCGACGCTATCCGCGACTGGACTACTCCCTCGACCGGACATCTGTTTCTATGAGGACCAGCAGGACACGTTGAACCAGTTGTGCACGAAGGCGCAAGACATAGCGAAGTACATAAAGGTGATCACGATCGGAGATGCAGCCGAGCCGGGGCTAGTCAATATGTTGAGTGCCAAGAATGGCAGCCACATCAGCATAGCCAATTATGGCAAATACGCAGCTAACGGAGGTATCAAAACCGCCTATGAGGTGCTGAGTATGGCAGAACATGCCGCCATGCTCACGGTGCTACATGACGCCATAGAGCGCGAGAAACAGCAGGTCTACGACATCACCGGAATCTCCGACATCGTTCGAGGCGTGAGCAACGCAAGCGAGACGTTAGGGGCTCAGGAGATAAAGAGCCAGTACGCCCAGAGCAGGATAGCGGCGAGACAACGCAAAGTGGCAAAGTACTGCCGCGACCTGGTGCACCTCATAGCGCAGGTGATTAAGAACCATTTCCAGCCTGAAACCATCGTCAAAATGGCCGGGGTTGAACTAGAAATGGCCGGGGTTGAACTAGACGAGGACATCCAGGAGTTCATCTTCGGGGCGATCGACCTTCTCCGGAAGAACGCTGATAGCGACTTCAAAGTGGAAATCGAGACCGACAGCACGAAGTTTACTGACATCGTGGAAGCGCGCCAGAGCGCTGTTGAGCTTACTAATGCCCTCGGTGGGCTGTTCAATTCCTTGCTCCCTTATGCTGAGTCCATCCCCCAACTGGTGCCCGTCATCAGCGAGCTAACCCTATTCACGGCGCGACAGTTTGAAGCCGGACGCGAGGTTTACGGGAAGCTTGAAAGCGCACTAACCGAAATGCTCAAGACCGTAGAGGAGAACAAGCAACGAGCCGTTGAACAGCAGCAAGCCGAGGTGCAAGGGCAACAGGCACAAGCGCAGCCGCAACAGGAAGCGCCACCGGATAACACCGAAGTACTGGCACAATTACAGCTAAAAGCACAAGAACTGCAAGCGAAAACGCAGGTCGAAGCCGCGAAGATTCAGAGCAAAGAAGCAGTCGAAGCAGCCAAAATACAGTCTAAGGAGGCAATCGAGGCCGCGAAGATTCAAGCCGACATGCAGCGGGCTGATGCCGACATGCTGCACAAGACGATTCAAGCCGGAGTCAAGGCCGATGCCGATGTTCGCAGGGCGTCTATGAAGCCGAGGCCAGAATACGCGAGGGGACAATGAGCTTAGAAGAGGGCGACGGCATCCGAGGCCGTTGGTACTACGACGCAGCCGCAGGGCGACTAGTGGAGGCTATGCCAAGCACGAACGCATACACAGCGCCAGCGATTCACCAGGACACTATAGAGCCAACGCTACACCCTGCCACGGGCGAGGTATTCGAGAGCAAGAGCGCGTTCCGTCGCGTTACCCGTGAAAAGGGTTACGTCGAAGTGGACTGCGATCGCGCATGGGCCGAAGTAGGTCGAAGTCGCGCCCCGGAGATTGAAGGGCTCAAAGAGGACATTGAAGAGGTGCGCCACTGGTACACAGCAGCCGCTAATGGGAACCGCGACTACATCAATGCGAATGTCCCATCAGAGCTTCGGGACTGCGAGGAAGCCGACATAGAGAAAGGGATCGTGCGATGAGCATACGAGAAGATATAGAGGCCGCAGCGAAAGAACTAGAAGGCGGCACAGAGGGCGAGCAGGAAGCCCCCCAAGATGCGCCACAAGAGGCGACAACCGAAGAACAAGTTACAGACCAAGCCAGCGTAGAGGAAGGCTCAGAGACAGAGGAGGGCGCGCCGGGTGCTGAAAAGCAGGTGGCGACCGACTCCGAAGAGGATGACCCACTGCCCACTACGTGGTCGCATGAGATGCGCCAGCACTGGACCTCAACGCCGAAGGAAGTACGAAAGTACATTCAGGAGCGGGAAAAGCAGCAGCACGCATACATCTCAAAAACTGGCAGCGAATACGGGCGGTTAAAAAAAGAGTTAGGCGATGTTGACAAAGCTCTGCAGCCGTTTGAGGAGGAGATCCGGTCAGCGGGTGTCACCAAGGGACATGTCGTTCAGCAGCTCATCGCTGAACGCACCGAAATGATGCGCGATCCGACAACCTTCATCAAGCGGTTTGCGGACCTACACAAAATTGACCTGCTCAAAACCGCTATGGATGCCGACCAGGCAGAGCCCCACGATGTGCGTATGGCACGGATGGAGGTTGAGCGGCAGAAGAAGGAATTGGAAACCCAGACAGGGACGGTTCAGCAGCAACGGCAGGAAGTAGAGCGTCAACAGATCGCATCGTTCGTCGAATCGTGGGGAGCGCAGAAGCCCCATTTTACGACGGTGCGGGAAGCCATGGCGCAGATACTCCCTGAGATTGCGCAGAGCTATCCTTACCTAACGTTTCAGGAGCAGCTTGAATTGACCTATTCAAACGCTCTCAAGCACCCCTCTTTTGCCCACCTAACAGCACCGAAGAAAGTCTCAGATGCGGTAAAAAAGGCCGCGTCAGGCGTATCCGGTATGTCAGGAGCCCCCACTCGCCAGCCAGAGCCAAGCACGATTCGAGAGGCGTTGATGCAGGCAGCAAAAGAGACTGGATTTTTATAGGATAGACTATGGCAACGCCTAATAGCAGCATTGGGGAAATGCTGACTGTTACCATGTACAAGCGGTCAAAGAAAGTGGCCGATGGTATCAGCAAACATATCCCATTCTTAAAGTTCATGAAGAACAACCAGAAGCTCGTCTCGGGTGGTGAATCCATCCTTGAAGAGCAGTTGTTCGCAGAGAACCCCTCGTACCAGCGGTATTCAGGCGGGGAGTCTCTAAACACGTCACAGACCGAGCAGTTTACCTCGTTTCGCTTCACGTGGAAGCAGATCGCGGTGGCAGTAGTTATAAACGGGCTTGAAAGCGATGTCCAAAACACCGGAAGCGAGGCTGTATTTGACCTGCTCGAAAAGAGAATCGAGGCAGCCGAGTACACCATGATGAACGGCATGGCATCGGATATCGAGTCGGACGGCACCTCGGACGGCGGAAAGCAGATCGGCGGGCTCGGGCTTCTGGTGGCTTCGTCTGTATCGTCAGGGACGGTCGGAGGAATTGACCGAGGTACATACACCTGGGCACGTAACCAAGTGTTTGACGCATCGGACAATTCCATCACCCTGAGCAACAGCACAATTCAGCAGTTCTGGGGTTTGTGCGTTGACGGACTAACCCGTAATAGTGAGCGCCCTACTCTCATTTATGCGGGCGGAACGCATTACCGATGGTACCGTGAGAGCCTTCAGACGGTTCAACGGATCGTTAAGGTCGGCGAAGGTGTCGCTGATACGGTGGGCTCGGAATTGGAGTTTCTCGGTATCCCCGTCATTAACGGCGGTGGGTACTCGGGAATTGCAACCGCGACCGTAACGCGATTCCTGAACTTGAATCACCTGTTCTTCAAGACGGCTGCGAAGCGGAACTTCGTGCCGTTGAAGGCTCGTGATTCGTTCAATCAGGATGCTACGGTTCGTTACTTGGCGTGGGCCGGTAACATGACCGCTCGTAACCTGTTCCTGCAAGGATATTCACAGGCTTAATTCTAACGGAGGATAATATGCCCAATTTAGGAATCTCGGACGCCTTCGGCGGTGTTGAGCTTGAGGCCATTTCGTCTACTGCGCAATACAAGCCAGGCCATTTCGTTCGCGCCCATGATGGAGGGCTCTATATGTATGT